GTTTGCCTCTTGTGTTCTCGTTGACAGTGACGACACACTTGATTCGATCTTTGCGTCAGACATGTCCATCGGTAGATACACAGCTCAAAGAGCTGGTATCGGCATTAACGCAGGACGTATCAGAGGCGTTAACTCAAGAATCAGAGGCGGAGAAGTCGCCCACACAGGAATCATCCCGTTTCTAAAGAAGTTTGAAGCAACTGTACGTTGTTGTACACAAAATGGTGTGCGTGGCGGCAGTGCTACTACACACTTCCCGTTTTGGCATCAAGAAATTGAAGACATTCTTGTACTAAAGAACAACAAAGGCACAGAAGACAATCGTGTGCGTAAACTAGACTACAGCATTCAGTTAAACAAAACTATGTATGAAAGACTACTTGCTGGTGGAGAAATAACTCTTTTCTCGCCACATGATGTTCCTGGACTGTATGAAGCATATTTTGGCGATGCGGACAAGTTTAAAGAACTGTACGAGCAGTATGAACGTAAAACTAGCATTAAGAAGAAAAAGATCGATGCAATGGAACTGTTCTCAGCACTAATCAAAGAACGTGCAGAAACAGGACGTATCTATATTATGAATGTAGATCATGCAAACACACACAGCTCATTCAAAGACACAGTGTATATGAGTAACTTGTGTCAAGAGATTACACTACCTACAAAACCATTACAACATATTGATGATGAAAACGGAGAGATTGCACTGTGTATTCTAAGTGCTATCAACGTAGGTATTATCAAAGACTTAAATGATTTAGAAGAACTATGTGATCTTGCAGTTCGTGCGCTAGAAGAGATTATTGACTATCAACGTTACCCAATCAAAGCAGCAGAGATTTCAACTAAAGCAAGACGTTCATTGGGTATCGGTTACATTGGACTAGCACACTATCTTGCCCGTAACAAAGTAAACTATGCAGATGCAGGAGCATGGAAACTAGTACACGATCTAACAGAAGCGTTCCAGTACTATCTACTAAAAGCATCAAACAATCTTGCTAAAGAGCGTGGTGCATGTGAGTATTTTGACCGTACTAAATACAGTGATGGCATCCTTCCTATTGACACATATAAAAAGGATGTTGATAACATTGTAGCAAACGAGTTAAACTATGATTGGGCATCTCTTAGGAAAGACATATTGGAATTCGGACTTAGGCACAGCACTTTGTCCGCACAAATGCCTTCAGAGAGCAGTTCCGTTGTGTCGAACGCAACAAACGGAATTGAGCCACCTAGAGGATACTTGTCCGTTAAAAAATCAAAGAAAGGGCCTCTTAAGCAGATTGTTCCACAATATCAAAGTCTTAAGCAACACTACACCTTGCTGTGGGACATGCCTAGCAACGAAGGTTACATCAACGTTGTCGCGGTAATGCAAAAGTTCTTTGATCAGGCAATCAGCGGCAACTGGAGTTACAATCCAACACAATATCCAGACAACGAAGTACCAATGAGTGTTATGCTACAAGACTTGTTGAACACTTATAAGTATGGTTGGAAGACTAGTTACTATCAAAATACTTATGATTATAAGACTGATCCAAGTGAGCTGGAAGAAGAAGCACCGAAAGTAGAACTGCCCCAGGGACTGTCTACAGAAGAAGATGAAATGTGTGAGGCTTGTGCCATTTAATGGTTGACAAGTTGCACCTTTCAGTTTATAGTTAAATTAACATAAAAATAGGAATTGAAATGTCAAAGACAGTATTTAATAAAGAAAAAGTAGACTTCACAAAACAGAACATGTTTTTTGGAGAAGACCAAAACACACAGCGTTATGACACGTTTAAGTTTCCTGTGTTTGATAAACTTAACCAGACCATGCTTGGTTACTTTTGGCGTCCAGAAGAGGTAAGTCTACAAAAAGATAGAGCTGACTTTGCTAACTTCCGCCCAGAGCAGAAGCACATCTTTACTGCTAACTTAAAGTACCAGACACTGCTGGACAGTGTCCAAGGACGTGGTCCATGCCTAGCATTTCTACCGCATGTGTCACTGCCTGAGCTAGAAGGATGTATTGTAACCTGGGACTTCTTTGAAACTATTCACTCACGTTCGTATACACATATTATGAAAAATGTGTACCCAGACCCAAGCGAAGTGTTTGACACAATCCTAGATGACGAAAAGATTATTGCTCGTGCTATGAGTGTTACCAAACACTATGACGAGTTTACAGAAGCAGCTGATGCATTTATCCATCGTGATGAAGGTAACATGTATGACGTTAAAAAGAAACTATACCTAGCAATGCAGACAGTAAACATTCTTGAAGGACTGCGTTTTTATGTGAGCTTTGCTTGTACATTTGGTTTCGGCGAACTAAAGCTGATGGAAGGTAGTGCAAAGATTATTTCACTTATTGCTCGCGATGAAGCACAACATTTGGCATTGAGCACTCACATATTGAAGTTGTGGGCACAAGGTAAAGATGACCCAGAAATGGCAAAGATTGCAAAAGATTGTGAACAAGAAGTTTACGACTTATGGCGTGAATGTGTAGAAGAAGAAAAAGACTGGGCCGAGTATTTGTTTAAAGACGGATCGATGATCGGACTTAACACAAACTTACTGCATCAATATGTAGAATACATTGCAAACAGACGTTTGAAAGCATTAGGTCTTGACGCTATCTTTGATGCTCCAGTAAACACTAATCCTCTACCGTGGACACAGCATTGGCTGTCTAGCTCAGGCTTGCAGGTTGCTCCGCAAGAGACTGAAGTTGAAAGTTATATTATTGGCGGCATTAAACAAGATGTTGACAAAGACAAACTTAAAGGATTTAGTTTATGATTTATATATGGGGTAAGCCAGCCTGTCCTAGTTGCACAAAAGCAAAGGTGTTTTGTGAACAACGCAAACTTGAGTTTGAATACAGAGAACTAGGAAAAGATTTTGAAAGAGACGAAGTACTTGCAGAGTTTCCAGAAGCGCGAACATTTCCGCAGATTGTTGTTAACGGACTTAAAATCGGTGGCTACGAACAATTTTTATCATATATAGAAGAAACAGGCTATAACGGAACAGGACACTCATTATAATGTTAATCGAAACCCCCTACAGAAATGGTGACACTATCACCATTAAGACAAGTGCAGGCGAAGAAATTATTTCACGACTTGTTGAAGAAACAGATACTACTGTAAAAGTACATAAGCCGATGGCTATCATGGCTACTCAACACGGTATTGGTCTAGGACCTTTTGCCTTTACTATCGGCCAGGATGTTGATGTGGTACTAAATAAAAGTGTAATATTAATGATTGCAAAGACAGAAAAAGAAATGGCAAGTCAGTATACACAAAATACTACAGGACTTGCTATCTAACAAGGAGTTTAGATGAGCGCAAGTTCGACCCCTAACGAATTTACACAATCACAGGTTGAAGGTGTAGGTCAAACTACAGTAAATCATCCTGATATTGATACTGATCCAGGTAGTAGTCCACCAGATCATGTTCATATTGATTATGACTTAGCACATCAGGCATGTCTTGCAGAAATCGCTAGTCTTTTAGAAGATATAGAATCAGATATCAGAGTTATTACTGACAGATTTGATGACGAAGATAAAGGCGTTTACACTAGGCAAGCAGATACAGTTGCCAACAACCCTGCTAACATTGCAGCCCAGGCGGCACTAGAACAAAATCTACAAGAAAGTGGAATAGTAGATTTTATTAATGCAGAACTAGGCAATCCAACAAACTTTGCAGATACTAGCATTGCCAATTATTCTAGTTTACAAAATAGTGGTGGCAGCGTCCGAGGCGGAACAGGAGGACAAGTTCGTCCACCAGGTTATGCAAACGCTCCAACTATTACAAATGGTGCCGGCGAAACAGTAAATATCCCCCAAGCAGCACTTGCAGATATTGTTGAAGCAGCAGGTGAGGCAACAGGAAATGTTCGTTATGGTAATCAAGGTGGTAAACGTAACTTACCTATACAACAAGCATTAATGGATATACTAGACCAGGCAGCAACCGAAGCAGGCGTCGACCTTATTATTACCAGTGGTGGGCAAGTTCCAACAAGCGAAGGCGGACGAAACGGAGTCAACAGAACAGGCTCCAACAGACACGACAAAGGTTATGGTGCAGACGTTGCTCTTTATACACCAGACTTTAATGGTAGACAACTACAGGGAAATAATCCTGATGATTTAGCTATTATGCTGAGATTTATGAGAGCTTGTAGAGATGCAGGTGCAACAGGTATTGGACAAGGTAATGGCTATATGAACAACAATGTTATCCATGTAGATATAGGTTGGATTGGACAGCAGCAAGGCGCCATAAGTGGAATTATTGCAACACGCACATGGGGCGGAGGTAGCAGTACTGGCACTAGCACAAACTATGCAAATGCTCCACAATACATGAAAGAACTAATGGCACCAAGGAGTAATGCATAATGCCAGATCCATATCATCATATAGACATGACGCCGGAATACAATCGTATTATTTCGGCACTAACAGGAATAAGAGACGACATAAGATTATTGAGACGTAGAGCAGAAGATAGCGATGCAGGTGTTGTTACAAATGCAGTATTGAATGACTTTCAAAAGGCTATGTTAGCAGTAAGTATGAGTGGTGTAAGTGGTGGCGACGCGGAAAGTGTACGTAATGCTATTCAAAATGGTACTGGTTTAACTGGCGGTTCAGGTGGTGTAGCTGCACCTAGCGGCGACGATACTGAACTACGTGCTGATATATTATCAGCACTAGGGTTACCGGCAGATGATGATAATGATGATCCTAGAGCAATATATAGGATAGATGGATTATATTATAAAGAAGCAGCAGTTACAGCAGGACCAGATGACGGGTTAAGAGGAAGTCTTCCTGTGTCTACTCCGTTTGTAGCAGACGGTGGTCCTATTGGTTACCATAGACTGAGTAACAATACTCCTACGCCAGGAGCAGTTGGCGGACCGCCCGATCAGTTGCCCGATTTTGGTGCAAGTAGGAAGCGTTGGCCTGCGCCGCGCCCGGCAAATAGAACAGCAGTTCCGAACGCAGATCCAAATGCAGATATTGTGAATCCGGTTACTGGAGAGGTGGTGCCGAGAACAGTAGAAGAAATATTAAACGATATCGCTGCTGATGGGAATAGTCCGCCACCAGCAATAGATTATGATAATACAGGAGCAGCCTAATGCCAAGAGCACATAGAGTAGGTGATGTAGATAGCGACGGCGATCGCGCAGTAACAGGTTCGCCTAATGTTTTTATAAACGGTGGACCTACACTAGGAGGTGCAATAGCAGATGTATTAGGAATTCCTGATACAACAATGATCAATGATGATCAAGCTAGAGCAATATTAGAAGACAGGGCCAACGAGTTAGCTTTAGGTAACGATCCAGATACTAACGAAGCATTAGAATCATACGGCGGAGGATCACCAGATGGAGTTAATCCAATAACAGGACAAACAGGATCTCAGG